CATCATCTTTAATCTGAATATAAGCGGGGCCATCTGTTGCTTCAAATACAGCAACATTTCCTGTGCCATTGACTTGTAATTCAGCGTTGGCTGTTACTAGGCCTGCCGCTGTAATTTTTCCTGCAAATGCCGCTGTTGAATTAGAAACTGTTGCATTAGGTGTAATCGTAATATGCTGTACAACAGACCCAGATATTTGATTGCCAATGGTAAGCGTATTGCCTGTATTGCTTGTTACTTTCCAGATGTCAGCATTGTCATCAGACTCATCGGCAGCTAGAACTAAACTAGCTGATTCACCTTCCGTTCCCGTGATAGCTAAGGTGTCTGAATTTATATTTACGTTACCTGTACCGTTTGGTGTAAGTGTTAAATTACCGTTACTATTGGTTGTGGATATGTCATTACCATCTATTGTAATGTTATCTACTACTACACCTGCGTTGGCTGTTACAACACCTGCAACCGCTAAAGTACTCGCCATATCCACAGCGCCATTAATATCAATTGTAGTCGCAGCAATCTGAATCTCTGTGTCTGCGACAATATCAAGCTGGCCGTCTGCGCTTGAGTTGATGTAGATCGCTGCATCACGGAATTGAACCTTATCGGTTGTGCTTAATTCGATATTAGTGCCACCTGACGCATTACCCGCAACAAGCACTTCTGTAAGCGTATCCGTCACACCAGGATCGACCCCCGCCATCGCATCGACAACCGCTGCAGCAGAACCAGCACCATCGAGATAAACGACTGCTGTTTTTCCGGTCAGGATCGTGACGTTCGCGCCAGAGCCTTGGGAGATTGCAATTGACTGAGAGCCAGACGTTGCGTTCTCAATGAACATCACGCGGCTTACAGTATTAGGTGCAATTGTACAGGTTCTCGTCGCAGTCAAATTTCCCGCAGACGTAACCTTAAAGTACATTGCGCGAGCAGGATCAGAAGCACCATCCGCAACCGTAGTCGTTGCGTTTGCGTCAGAGCCGAAGACCTGCTGGGTCGCGTAGCCTAAAGCTTCGCCAATTAGCTCTAAGCTGACATTTGTGGTCGTGCCCCAAGAACCGGAGCCTTCTCCAGTCGCTAATTCGGTTAGCCGCAAATCATTTACAAAAGTTGCCATTTTTTATCCCCTTCTTCAGGCAGCATCGCGCCCTGCTTTAATTTGATCATAACCAGCATTTTGGCTGGTATCGATTGGGCTGTAGCCCGGACTTTGAGAAGTGCTAATAACATTGTAACGAGGGTCTTGCCCCGGAACTATCTCGCCCCAAACTAAAGGCGTACCTAGCTCGATTGTAACCGATTGCCCAGTCAATGAAACTACCGCACCGGAAACTGTTGAAACTTGTCCGACAGCCGAGTTTATCTGCTGACCAGTCACAAATACATTGTTAACCGTTCTGACTGTAGGAGTTCCGAGAGCGGACGTGATCTGCTGACCGGCAAGCGTGATATTCGCCTCAGCATCTACCGTTGGAGAACCGACAGCGGATGTAGTTTGAACGCCGGTAAGCTGAACAATCGACGCAGCTACCACAGAAATCGAACCAACGCCAGATGTGATCGACTGCCCAGTTGGTGTTATATTAGATTTAGCTCTGACCGTAAGCGATCCGACTGCGGAATTTGTCTGCCTTCCCGCAGGGGAGACGTTTGCTTCGGCAGCTACGGTCAGGGCACCAAGGCCTGAATTAATTTGCAGGCCGGTGAGCTGGACAACAGCGCCAGCGACGACAGCCATAGATCCAACCGCCGAAGTTGTCTGCTGCCCCGTTACCGAAACATTAACGTAAAGGGGAGTCCCCCAAGCACCTAAGCCCCATGTACCGCGACCCCATCCTTCTTGTGCCATAACTAACCGCCCAGAAGCTGGCTCTCAGCATCTCGCAGATGAACAATTGCAGTCGTCATGATCTCACGCACAGCGTCCGTCATGAAATCCTGTTCAAGCGAAGCGTTGAGCTTAGCGATGGCTAATTGAATGTCTTCTAAAGCAGTCATAACTACTCCTATGTGAATGCCCATATTAAACCCTTACGCGGCGCTTGATAAGCCCTGATATTTACGATTTAGGATACGCTTTATTTTAGCAGCGTACATATTTTGATCTTGGTAAAGGCTATTAATCTGCTTAGCAATCCTATGGTTGCTTAAACCACGGGACTGAAGGCGGTAAATCGACTTCAACACGCGCTGCTCTTCAGGGTGGTCAATAAGTCGTTTGCGGGTTTTGTTACCAATCTTCACAGGCTCGAAGGTATAACCAAACGGCGCGGACCCACCGATAGAAAATCCGCGAGAAGCCCAGTCAACCTTGCCCTCGCCAAAGCGGTCCTTGATGTTGGCGTGCTCAATTTCAGCCACAGCGGATAATACCATCAGCATAATCTTGTTGGCCATATCCGACATATCAAACCGTGATTTAAGGCCCTTTTCATCCTCAAACTTAGGGTAAACAATCGGCATATCACCAAACTGCTCGCAGAAAAACAACGTGATATTGGTCTCCTGGAGAACCGGGATCATCGACAGTAAATCAGAAGTTGACCTAGACAGCCGGTCAAGTCGGGTAGAAACAATAACGTCCGACACATCCATAACGTCAGTCATAGCGCGGGATGCTGGGCGCTCAAGAATATCCATCGTGCCGCTCACACCGTCATCAATAAACCACTCATCAACCGGCCGATTGTATTTGTTTTTGACAAACTCACTGATCAGAGACTGCTGAGTCTGAATCGACACCCCGGACTTTGACTGCTCCTTCGTGGACACGCGGCAGTAGCCGTAAATCATATTAATCTGCGTTATTGGTCGAATCACTTGACCCCTCCCTTGTAGCCGTACTTAACCATCTCCTCATGAAGCCGCTTCCAATCAATGTCGAGCGGCCTGCGGCCAAGGGCGCGGTCAGCAAACATCACGCTACCATCCTTGACCAACTCAACAGCGCAATACATCTTCGGCACACCGTCATAAACGATATCAATCTCATGCAGCCTACAGGTACGGCGAACGCGGTTGTAATACACTTTCTTCTCTTGGGCAGTCATAATATCTCCTCGTAATCGAGATTTGATTAAAGCACGGCGCGAGTCGTTGTGCAACACATTATAATTTGTTGCATATAAACACGGAACAGGAGACAATCCATGAGTAAGATCATTATCGAACTTGACAAAGAAGAAGCTGAAGTTGTTTTAGAGAATCACGGGCAGATAGTTGAGCTGCTCGAAAACATTCTAGCGGAGACCAAGATAAATGGACAAATACTTCGAGACAATAAGCCGAACAATGTTTCACATGAAACATAAGTCTTTGAATGAAAAGAGAAAAGCTGTAAGAAAGGCGCTGCAACGTGAGCACGGCGCGGGGCCAGAGGCAAAATTTTTACTCAACATATGGAGAGAACATTATGAAAGACGTTTATGAGCTAGAAGAGTATCACCACGATGGCAAGCGCGGCGGTTTCATTAAAACTCGGCAGTGCGCAGAAGAGTTATTTGACGAGCTGATTGAGCCAAGGATCAGGAAGTTAGAGGGCAACGGTGCTTACTTTCACCTTTACCGAAACTGCGGGGATCTGCGGGAGGTTATTCTTTAAAGAAAAACGTCTGAAGCACTAATCGCCGCTTCTTGCTCTCGTTCTGGCAGTTTATTAAACAACATTTCTGCAAGCTGATAAGCAGGAATGCCAAGCTTCTGAGCGATGAGCGGCAACATGTTCAAGCCACGCTCGTCCATAATCGGACCCTTCATCGCATATTCTGCAATCGGAGCAATCTCCTCGCCAATACCCCGCATGATCTCTTGACCAAACTCTTGGGCTTCAGGGCCAGCATCGTACAAACCGCCGACAAATTCAGACGTACCTTCACGAGCATCTCGAATACTTTCAGCCGTAGCAGGCTCATTAAAAGGGTACACATACTCGGGTCCGCTCAAACCACCCCGTAGGTATTCGCCAACACCTGCCGCGCCGCCTGCTAAAACTCCGCCAATTTCGCTCATAGCCCCCAAACCTAACTGGCCAGCGAGGGAAGGCAGGCCAGGAGATTTTATTTCTGGACTTGCAGCCTTAAAGGCAATTTGTTCTTTTGGTTTTTTCGACTTAACGCCCATACCATCTTTCGTGCTACTAAAAACCTCAGCAACTTCATCAAGACCACCCGCAGCAGCCTCCTCTGGAGTCAAAAGACCAGCAGAAGTTAGCGTAAAGGCCAATGCGCCAGGAGATATGCCAACAAGTGAATTAACATCAACACCTCTCTCCTCAATCCTTCGCAGAATATTTTCAGTAATCGTCCCGCCATAAGGCTTCATCTGAAGGGCGCGAACCTCTCGCGCAGTTGGGTTGGCGGGGTCTTTAACTTTCTTCTGCGCGTCACCAAATCGAGCATCTGGCAACAGGTCAAATATCGTCACCTCATCAGCACCTTTGAGCGCTCCTATACCTTCGCCGGGAACCGCGTATGGATATGACGGGTGCGTGGAAGGTGCGATATCTCGGCCAGTATAAATCCTGCCCACATTCTGTAAGCCAGCGTCTCTGGACATTAACTGCGTCGGATCGGATGCCGCGAGGCGAGCAGCGCCAATCGACAAGCCGCCTTCCTTCCTGAAATTTACGTCCATCATGTTCATCAGTTCTTTTCTGACAGCATCAGGGGTGGATCGCCAGATCTCAACCGCTCTTGGATCGTCAACTCCGGGCCATTCTTTTATTTTTAAGCCAGCATTTTTCCTGACGCCTTTGTCTATAGAACCCTTGGTCCTATATTTCCTGACCGCAACGTCAAAAGCCTTCTTAGTGGTCTTATTCATGTTGGATGAGGCAAAGCCAAGCATCAACTCGCCAACCATGTTGGAGAAATCACCCCCAGTAGGGGCCATTCTCCAAGGAATAAATATCGGATCTTTGCCAGACTGACCCTGAAGTTCTCTAGCCATCTCAAGAATCTTCTCACTAGGAACCTTCGCAGAAGCCCAAACCTGATTGGGATTCTCGAACATAAAGTCCTGCCCACCACGCAAATCTACAGCGCGGTACAGGGGCACGTCATTTACGCCCATAATCATGCCGCCAGCTCTGGTACGGTCAGCCATCGAGGTAACAAAATCTTCACCCTCAAGTTCGGATAAACGAATAGGCGGCTTAACCATTGATTCATTTCTTGGTAGCACATCGACTCGAAGGGACTGCAAACCTTCCTTCTCCCGTATCCGGGGATCAAATCGTGGATCAAATTCCAAGGTTTCACCCAAAGAACGGATGCCTTCATTTGCAACTGATTTAATGCCCCCGGCCTGGGCCTCCTCTGGAGTCATGCCGCCAGCAGCTACCGCTGACGCAAGGGGAATAGAAATTCCGTATTTTTTGCTGATTTCTATGATACGAGGATCAAATATGACGTAATTACTGGAGCGCTTGTCCTTCGGCTTGTGCCGAGTAAACGCGTCAGCGTACTTGATGCCCTTGACACCTAAATCTTCTAGCGCCTCAGCCGCATACTCTTGACCATCCCGCTCAAGCCAACGAACAAGATCAGCGCCTGTAGGGTTATCGCCTCGAATCCCCGCGCTTTCGTAAATACCCTCTTCAGCGTACTCCCACCAATCCGCCTTCTTGAGCTTGTCCATAATCTTCTTCGGCTGCTCGTCAATCAGCTCATCCCAATCGATAAGCTCATCAGGGTCGGCATCGATGTTGACTTCGTACATGTGGCCAAGATCTGGGCCATACTCCTCGATCTCTTCTCCGACCTCAGCGGCCAACGCTCTGTAATCTTCGTCGTAATCAACGTCTGCCGCTAAGTCTTTAAAATCTTGCGGCGTTTCGTTCAACATCGCTCTCTCATACATTTCCATGCGAGCGTAGTCCTGATTACTTTCAGCGGCCTTATACTTCTCAGTCAACCAATCTTCGTAATCTAAGTCTCTAGGCGTTAACTGGTCACGATATCGCTTAGCAACTTTCTCAGCCTCCCCAAAGTAAAACCCACGGCCATACTGTTGTGCGCCTTCGCCAGTGCCGATAGCTGAGGTTTTAAACTCATTAAAGTCGTGAGGGGAACCATGATACCCCTTAATACCGGCTTTTCGGGCGCTGTCGATTATTTGTAAAAAGGGGTTGGCCATATCAACTCTTAGTCAGGTTTTCGTAGTGGTCCCAGTTGTTACGCATAATAACCAGCCAATCATCGAAAGTCATCACGGCAGTCAGGTCATTATCTCGGGGCAGCGCAGGGTTAATCGCGTACATCGGTACGCATACGCGAGACTGTTTATTGTTAAACTTGTAGATAAGAACCGGAATGTCATTCCCACAGGCGGCGAGGACCTGCTTCCACCACTCTGGACGCCACCACCACCCATCCTTGTACGCCTTACACTCAATCGCGTGGCCCGGAATTTGGATATCAGCCAGGTTGGCGGTCTGATATTGATCAAGGTTTCGTTTGCAGGCTATGTCAAACCCATGCTCGGAGAAGAATTCGTTCAGTTTCTTACAGACGAAGCGCTCATATGCAGCTCCCTTGTTGCGCGAATCTACCATAGGTTGGCACCCGTAAAGTTTACGTGATTCTGTTGCAAATAGAGGTACCATGCAAGACAATATCAAACGGGGGTCCCTTACCCTCACTCCTCTGGGCGACCTCCCCCTCTCCGATTCGCCCCCAAGGGACCCCTTTTTTTTAATAAAAATAAAAAATATTATATATTTCAATAGGTTAGGTGGGACCCCTATGCTTTCTCGTTGGAAACGGGGGGTGGGGGGTGAATCTTGCGACCATTTACGTTGAGATTTTTTTTACCACCTTATGCGCCGAACTCAGCTATAGCTAAGCGCCTCAGCCGAGGCCAGAAAAAGGGGGGTGCCAGGGTCCAAATCAAATCTTTCCGAAAACCAAAAACTCGATCCATAGGGGTCCATTTTTTTGCCAAGACGGCGCTTACGGGCGTTTAGGATGCACTTTGAGGTGCCCAACCAGTGAGGACCGAGGCTTTGGGCAACGGCTTTAACTCCTGTGAGCACTGCCGTTAAACCAGGCTTCGCCGAGCCAAGCTCTTATAATGGGCTAAGTCTTTGATTTACAAGGGTTTTGTAGTAATTTCGAGGGGAGGCTGATTAAACCAGCGAGGGCGGGGCACAGAGAAAGAG